GCTGAACCAGCGACAATGTGCCAGTGTCGAACTCAATGTTTAGGTTTGTTCCACCAGTCACAGTTTCAGTAACACCAGAGCCAGCATAAGAGCCGCCACCAATCTTACCTTGAGCCGTACCAGTCCATGACAGCGTGTATGTGCCACTCTGTAAGTTAATGCCCTCAATGACTTGAATCAAAGAGCCAGCCGTGATGGTTAGTGTGGTGATGTTGTTGCTTGTTGCAAAGGTGTACGTACAGCCACTTGCACCAGCCTTGAAGCGGTCATGTCCATAAGCACCAGCAGAAAGCGTAACAGTACCTGAGACAGCCCGTTGGTTGATGCCAAAGTTACCGTTAATAAGGGCGTTCTTAGCGCCTATTGCACCACCGTTGATGGTGGATATTGTTAAATCGCCAGCCATTATTTAATCTCCAGTCGAGCCGCAGCGCGTGCGTCTTTGATGTTGTTAGGCATAACCTCGCCACTGTCCGCTTGCCTTAGCACCATCCAGTCTGTTGAGGCTAGGTAGGCTTGGGCGGTTGCGTTGAGGGTGGCTTGGGCTTCTTTGGCTTGTACTAGAGGCCATGCAAGCTCAAGGTCTGCCAGTGAGGGTAGTGGCTTGGTGTTGGTATCGTTCCAAGTTATACGAGTGTAGTCATTCTCCCAACACACGAATTGTGCTTCTGGGATTAGGTGGAGGATGCTGGCTGTGATATTCATGTTGCGTACTCCGTGATTGTGATTGAGGATGAAGATACACCACCAAACCTTCGCGTTGCAGCAGCACCGTTCAAATAGAACGTCGCAGCGGTATCTGGGCCAGCACGAACCTTGAAGGTAGTGGCGCTAATGGTTCCGGCTGTCATAGTGTATGTAAATTCTACGGACGTGGGGTAGTTTCCTCCGTTAATATCCTGCATTGATGCTGCTAACGCACCTGCTGTAGCGTCTTGGAAAAGTGCAGCCATAACGTAGCTGGCACTAGTCAGTGACCCCCTAATGCTAACCTGAATAATTAATATGTTATTTACATCGGTGGGGGTAATTGCCAGCGTCATGTACTCGTTACCCTCGGTTATCTGAGGGATAGTGTCGTCGTGTGGAATAATAGTAGTCCCAGTAGCGAAAGCACCAGTCTGGAAATTAACCACCTGAATCACATTACCACTTCGTTGCAACGTATCTACCGTACCCGTCTCATCAGGCAACGTGAGCACTCGGTCAACATTGCTGTTTGGGCTGGCTACTGTAAAAACACCTGTGCCGGAGGCGTTGCCGGTTATCGCTACTTTAGACATAGCTTACTCCCCAGATGGCATTGCAGCTTTAATCTCGTCAGCAGTTGTTGCGGCATCGATGGCTCCTTGCATATCGTCATACTTAGTACGAATAACTACACGGGCTTCTTCGGCTGCTACGGCTTCTGAGGGAATAGTGGCCTTGATATCCAATGGTGCAAACTCGGCTGAACGTGCAGCGCGGCGTACATCGTGGGCAATTGCTTTAGCCTTGGTTGTGTTAACGGTAATCATTAGTTCATCTCCCATGCGTTACGGAATGTTCGGTCAGAGGGCACATCAGCCACATCTACCACTTTGTAGTCTTTACCAGTAGGTACTGCTTTGAGACATTGCTCTAAGGTTGCGCCGGGTGCTGGGACGATGATTGAGACACCGCCTTCGTCATTTGAGAAGATAATTCGTTTGTTGTCCATGATTTTTCCTTTTAAAAATTAGCTGTGTTGATTGCGTGGTTTATAGGTTTTAGCTGAATACTGCAAAATAAAGATTTGCCCCATCTACCTTTGACCCATTTTCATAATTTACAATAGAAAAACTAGAGGTTGAACTAAAAGACACACCAGTAGCGTTCCCAGCATTACTTACTTGATTGGCTTTACCATTCATAATTGCTCCATTTGTATCTTGCATGGCAGTAGCAAAGTTAACCGTGTAGTCACCAGTCCCGTTATCCGTAATACTCGACACGTTCCCGCTAGCCCGAATAGCCACCGTTCCAGTGCCGTTGAAGTTCACCCAAGCCCTGCAAGCATACAAAGGTGCAGAGCCTGTGGCGTTTAATGCTCCAGTAATACGTGCAGCAGCAACATCACCTGTTAAATCTTCACCATCAAATCCAGCTATTGAATCAATGTCCGGCGTTGTAATGCCAGTTGTCCCATTTAATATAATTGACATATAAACCTTAACTAATAACCCAGCGTGAGCCGGTAGGGACGGTAACAGAAATACCACTGTTAACTGTAATGGGGCCAGCGCTCATAGCGTTGTTCCCTGCTGTAATGGCGTAAGTAGAACTAATAACAGACGCATTCTCGTACAAGCCTTTAGTTGTTGTATTGGCATCTGTATCTAAAACACCCCAAGTAGCATCAGAGCCATCAGTTGTTAGATACTTACCGTTGTTACCTGTTTGACTAGGTAAGGCATCTACAGCCGCCCAAGAGTTAGCAGAGCCATCAGTAGTTAAGAACTTACCACTGTTGCCTGAGTTGTCAGGAATGTAGGAAGCTGCTGTTACGGCTGAAGCGGCTGCATCTGTCGCTGAACTAGCAGAGGCAGTGGCGCTGTTGGCGCTGTTTGTTGCTGAGGTAGCCGCATTAGTGGCGCTTGTAGAGGCAGCGGAGGCACTAGAGGCAGCAGCGGTCGCACTGTTACCTGCATTGGTGTTAGAGGTTGCAGCGGCAGAGGCGCTGTTGCTTGCGTTAGTTGCTGAAGTAGAAGCAGCAGAAGCTGAGCTGGCTGCATTCGTCTCTGCGGTTTCCGCCGCTGTCTGAGCTGTTTCAGCGTTAGTCTCAGCCGTCTCAGCGGCTGTCTTAGCTGTAGTGGCTGCTGTAGCGCTTGTAGAGGCTCCTGACGCGCTTGTAGCTGCATTGGTGGCAGAGGTAGCGGCAGCGGTAGCAGAGCTCGCAGCGGCTGTCTGAGAGGTTGCAGCGGCTGAGGCTGCGGCTTCGGCATCTACGCGGTCAGAATCAACACCAGCTTCACTAGCGGCGGCGGCTGAGGCGCTTGTAGATGCAGCACCAGCACTAGAGGCAGCAGCGTCACGGGCATCCTCTGCACGAATGGTTAGGGCTGTAACGGCGGAGATTGAAGCATCATTAGTTGCATCTCCACTACCCCCTGTACCTCTAAATATAGCCATATCATTCTTCCTTAGTTGGTTTCTTTACTACAGGTTTCTTCTCAACAAGAGGGATAACCTCTACATACTCAGGATGGTTACGCATTTGTTCTATGTCGTATTTAGAGGTGAAAGACACTTCAGACCCACCTCGTATGCATTTAAATGTTATCATATATCTCCTAGTTTCTTTATTACCCTTAACAAGATAATAAAGAAAGGGGACTCCCTAAAGAATCCCCAGTCAATTACTTAAGCAGCGAGTGCAAAAGAAATAGCGGCTTCGTCACGCAACTCTTTCACGCCGTAAAGCATGTCAGAAGTGAACAATGTACCCAAGTACTCTTGCTTGTACTGAGTCTGGCTACGCACACCTTGTTGCTCTGCCAATACAAAGGCTTCTTTATGAAACATCAAACCAATACGGCTAGTAGTAGTCGTAGCGGTGTCAGCGTTGGTAGACACATAAACGGTCATGCCGTATACGTCACCAATCTTACCGTTGCGGATAGTGTTACCACCACCAACTTCACCAGTAAAGGCTTGCTCAGTAAAACGAGCCAAACCCATCATAGTGTTACGAGCGACAGGTGGCAACACCATGCAACGACCGTCCATTGGCACATCAGCATCATCCAATGCCTGAATCATCTTGCGAATACCAGCATCAGTGATTGCGTTACCAACGTTAGTACCGTCAACATATGCAGTTGAGCCGTCACCAGCCAACACAGCGCCATTGTAAGCGGCAGTGCCGTTACCACCAGCGGCGCCACGACCCAATTGAACCAAGTCGGTGTCAACTTGTTTAGCCAAAGCGTAACCAGCATCACCGGTGTAGAACTTACGCATTGAAGACAAGGCTTGCACTTCCGTGATGTCCTCGATCAAACGTGAGTACTCGTAGTGCTTGTTAACCAGTACTTGAATTTCAGTTTCAGTAGCAGCAATCAAAGTAACTTGTGTTGATGCGGCTTTAATAGCAGCAGAACCACGAGTTGGCTTTGGAATGTGCAATGTGTCGCCTTTTTTGCCTTTGAAAGACATCTTAGAGACGAGGTTAGCCATAACGAGGTTTTGCTTGTAAGCAGCGATGATCTCGTCAGACCAGATTTCAGGGATAAACTTCGCGCCAGTTGCGTTAGTTACATGATTGGTACCTAGTGCCATTTTAATTTCCTATTTGTGTTTAAATCTACTTTACCCGACCTTCAGCATATGCTTTCATTATTTCAGGTTGCAATGCTTGATACCGGTCAGGGTTTCTTTGCATGAGTTCGATGATGTCAGATCGGCGATATACTTTCTTAGAACTCTCTCCAGAACCTTTGTAACTACCTGTTGAGGCAGCTTTAATTGCATTTGAGCGTGTAGCCTTCTCTGCTGTCACTGCGTTAGTTACAACTTGACTTCTTTCTTTCCAAGTTGACAACAACTCATGTGCTGCTTCAAAGTCATACCGTTGATCTGCACGAGAAAACAATTCCTTACGAACATTACTCTTACCAATCCACTCTGAGAAACCACCGTCTTGTAAGACTGTTTCGAAATCAGGGTGAGCTTGCTTGAGGTTAGCTAGGGCTTCCGCCTTTCGCATTTGCGCTGTATATTGCTCTGCTTGCTTAATCTTGGGATGCTTGTCAATCGCCTGTGCAATGGCTTTATCTGGGTCTGAGAAGAAATCAATCTCTTCTTCGACATCCGGGGCTTTATTGGTGACGGTTTGAGTCTTAACAAAGTCATCAACAATTCTTCGCAGTTCGCCAACTTCACTACCCTGCTTACCCATAGCTCTCTCAGCTTCTTGGTGCATACGAACAATGTCTTTAACACTCTTGTTCTTATACTTTTCAGGTAGGTCGTCTTCTTCCGGTTCGGGAGTATCCTCTTCAGGTTCCTCTACTTCGTCCTCTTCTTCAAAGGAGTCAAACTCTTCTTGTTGTTCGTCATCACTCTCGTCTATAAATGTTGCCATCTGTTCTCCGTACATAGAATGTATTGTGGAAATTAAAATAACGCTTATGGTGTTTAACCGGCGTTGTGCTTTTTCTCTGCTTGAATCTTCTCATTTCGCTTTCGTTCCCATTGCATCGCTGCTCC